TATCCGACTAAAGTAATTCCTCAGCCAGGTGTAATTGATTTTGATGAAATGGACTATTTCTTCATTCAAGAGCTTATGACGAAGAAAACAGTCAAAAGAGTGTACGGACAGGATGTTTCTGATTGTGAAAACTCAGAAGAGTACATGACAGATGATATAAAGGGCGCTAAGGTCAATGAGGACCTTGTGACAGTAAATACCGCTTTTTACCGCAATGATCGTGGTGGAGTCGGTATTTTTGTTTGGTGCGATTTTGTTAAGCTGCTTGATCTTGATGAATATGAGGCCAGATACATTGATAGGTGCGCTAAATGTGGCACTGTAATGGTAGATGGTAAGTGCCCTAGCTGTGGAAGTAAGAAGGCCAAAAAGTCAAAAGAAGAGTATGAGGAACTTCTTGAGGGCGTAGAGATTAAAGTATCGCAGACGGAAACGCGAAAAATTGATCCTGAAATGCTAACAGAGCAGCCTATGTTGGATGAAAACGGTAATCCTGTTTTGGATGATTTCGGACAGCCAAGAATGAGCATTGAGAGAGTCAAAAGGAAGGTCCCATATTATAGACCGAATATATATCCGGTTATCCTGCGTAAGAATATTACAGCTCAGAAACAGCTCCTTGGCGGAAGTGATGTAAAAGTAATTATAGATCAGCAGGACACTATTAAGAAACTTGGTACAAAGATAAATGAAAAGCTTCTTAAAGGCGGTTCATATGTAACACTTCCAGAAGGTGTTGAGATTGAAAAAGATGGTGAAGAGCTGAATATATTGAGGCTGAGAAGTCCAGCAGACAAGCAGATGATTGATACCATTACATTACAGCCTAATGTAGCGAATGATCAGCAGTATTTGGAGATAAACTATTCATGGGCGAAGTCGTCACTTGGTATTACTGATTCATACCAGGGCAAATATGATGCTTCAGCAAGAACTGGTACAGCTAAACAGTATGCTATCAATCAGGCCGCAGGACGTTTGGAGTCGAAGAGGACTCTTAAAAATGAAGCCTATGCGAAACTGTATGAAGTTATGTTTAAGTTCTGGCTTGCTTTTTCTGATAGTCCTAGTGAGATTAGTTCTGTTGATAAAGACGGACAGCCTACTCATGATCAGCTTGATAGAAAAGAGTTTTTAAGAATTGATGCGGCTGGTGAGTTTTATTGGAATGATGAATTTATTTTCGAGACAGATCCTACTTCAACATTGATGCAGAATCGTGAGGCAATGTGGAGTCAGACTGATCTCAAATTACAGTCTGGTGCTTTTGGTCCTGTTGGTGATCTTGAAACATCTAAGACATATTGGACCATGATGAAGGCAAACGGATATCCTAATGCGAGTGTTGTTTTGGCAATTATTGAAGAACGACTACAAGAGCAGAAAGATATTCAAGCTCAGATGGCACAGATGCAACAGCCGGAAGTAGGACTCCCGGAAGGAGGAGCAGGAAATGAATTGTCCGTATTGTAATGTGATTGCAAGAATAGATCATAGAGCTGATGTTATTAAGAAAAGTGAAGATGGCCTCAAGATATATACCAGAATATTTTATAAGTGCAGGACTAACAGTTGTCCCAATTATAACAAGGTATTTGCATCTGAAGATATTCCATCCGAGAGTCAGTTGTTGATTGAAGAACCGGAGGTACAGGACGAGTAATCGTCTTTTTTTATACCTAATTTTCGCACCGACAGCGTAAAAATGGAAAGAAAGGAAAACTAAATATGAATAAAAAAGACCTTTTAGCTATGAATCTACAGTTTTTTGCTGATGATGATTATAGCGCAGACGTAAACGAGGCTGAAACCGTCGAACAGCCAGAGGCAGAAGAAGCAGAAGCAGAGACACAGGAAACAGAAAGCGATAATGAAGAGGAACCCGCTGAACCTCAGTTCCAGAGTGACAAAGCTAATGCGGCCTTTGCAAATATGCGAAGGGAACTTGAAGCATACAGAAAACAGCAACAGGAGCTTGATAATATGTATGCTCAGAACTACGGGCATTTAGTAAACCCTGAAACACAGCAGCCTATTAGGGGTGCAAGGGATTACTACGAAGCTTTAGCCGCCCAGGAGAGAGTAAATGCAAGAATGCAGATGCAGCAGAACGGCATTGATCCTAGCGTCATTGATAATATGATTGCTAATTCTCCGGCAGTTCGCCAGGCTAAGGAAGCAACAGCTGAACTAAATAACATAAGAGCACAGCAGATGATGGAAGCTGATTTTAATGATGTTCTGAGGATTGACAAGTCAAAGACTTCTAAAGAGGACATTATTGCAGATCCTTCATATACAGCCGTAGTTGATTATGTTTCTACTCATCCCGGTACGAGATTTAGTGAGGCATATAGAATTGTAAACTTTGACAGGCTTTCAAGTTCAAATACAGCCGCCGCTAGACAGTCTGTAGTTAATCAGATTAAAGGACAGGGGCATTTAACTAATGGAACTGGGGTAACAGCAACAGATCCGGGTGAAGATATCCCAGCAGCAATGATTGAGAATTTCAAAGAGAGATTCCCTGATAAATCATTGAAGGAACTGAAAGCGCTATATAATCGTGTGATTCATTCACAGAAAGGGTAAATTATGGCAGTTATAGTAAGAGATAATACAAAAAATGGTGATCAGTGGAATGAGTGGGCTACCATTCTTGACGCAAAGATTTATGACGCAGATGCGCAGCAGAACAAGTATGATGATCTTGTTAAGGCTATTACAGTAGAGAAGAAGTCTAAGAGATGGGGCGAGAAGTCTACAGTAATGGGCGGTCTTGGTGACTATGATATCAAGAACGAGGGTGCTGACGCAGCAGAAGATACATACAATGAGGGCTACTCAAAGTTTGTTGCTCACAATACATTCTCTAAGAGCGTAGTGATCACAAAGGAAATGAGAGACGACAACCAGTGGGATGATGCAGAGACTAAGGCTATTAACTTGGTTCAGGCTTCCAAGAGAACAAGAGCTAAGTTTGTAACAGCTGCACTTGCTGCTTCTGTTGGATCTACTACTACAATGACATTCGGTGGAAAGTCAGGGCTTGATATTGCTTGTGCTGATTCACTTGCACTTTTCAATTCTGCTCATCCTCTGAAGAATGCAGGAACAGGCGTAACACAGGCTAACCACTTCTCTAACGTACTCGGCAGCACAACTGAAGTTCTTAATAAGGTTGCTAACGCAATGAGAAACTTCAAGGATGATCGCGGAGAAGTACTTGGATATACAGCAGATACAATTATTGTTCCTGGTAATGATCCAGAGTATGAAGATTTCATTAAGAGAGTAATCGGCTCTGATGGTGAGGTTGGCAGCAACCACAACGATATCAATACTCAGCGTGGACGTTGGAAGATCGTAGTTAATCCTCTTTGGACTCCTACAATCTCAGCTACAAATCATCCTCTTATCGTCATGAGTTCAGAAGCGCTCAAGGAGCTTCAGGGTACTAAGTTCTATCAGAGAACACCTCTTGACATTGAGAATGAGATCAAGGTTGAGTCAAGGAACCTGGTTTACAACGGATTCGAGAGATATTCTCTTGCATTCACTAACTGGCGTCACGTAGCACTTATCGGCTCATCTGATGCTGATGCAGTTGCACTCTCTTGATTGTTGCTTAATTTATTGGGGGCGGTTAATTCCGTCCCCTTTTAAATAGGAGAAATAAAATGATAAAAGTTGGAGATAGACTTACGATTGACAACCAGCTTGTAGAGGTTACTTTTGTCATGAACGAAAAAACCTATGCTTATAGGCCAGTTAAGGATGTTGTCATAAGTAAGGATGAAGTAGTTGATACACCTAAGAAACGCGGCAGGAGACCGAAATAATGACTACCTGGAAAGATATTAAATATGCAACTTTACAGAAAATGTTTTCTATTACTGGATCTCAGACAAATATTCCTACGGATATGTCAACAATGGAATATGTCAATGCTATGCCACAGGCTTGTAATGAAGCATTACAGCTTTTGTCTACGGCAGGGAAATTCATAATCAAGGAATTTCAGTATGCTAATTTCCCTTATGAAAACATGCTTGGAAAAGATTTATTTAAGGCATATTCGATAGTGAATGATACGCTTTCATTTGCTGTTGATGGGGCGTTGTCTTTTTATTTCCAGATTTTAGGCCATCCAACATCATGCAAACTTTATGTTGGAGATAAGGAAGTTAAGAATTTTTTCCCTGAATATGAGCTGCCAGAAGCAGAAAGAGGGGATATTGATTATAAGTCCTTCAGAGTCATGAAGGGTAATATTCCTTATCCTGAGTGGGGCGAAGATGAAGAGCCTAGCAATAATGTAAGGCTTGTTGTTGAGGCATGGACGCCTGTTACTTTATTGAATGTATGTTTTTATGAAAGTCCTTTTGAAAGTGATAAAGATGTTCCTCCTTATGAGAAATATATAAGAATAAAAATGAATGAGGCTGTGGATGATTTTTATCAGTTAGCACCGGCTGAACTTTATGATCTTGGTGTTAATGGCAGCCAGTATATTGTTGCTAATAGATATTTTCAAGAGGCAGATAAAACACTTGTGATTGAGCGTAGCAAGCCCGGAATATACATTATCCAT